TTTGAAAAATTACCAAGTGAGTTACAACGTGAAATATATTTACAAAATACATCACATTATCAACAAGAAGTATCAATTAAATTAATAGAGTATCATAAATTATTTAAAATATATAATGCACAAATAGAAAATTTAAAAAATTTAAGACATCCACAAGGACGTATGTTATATCTAATAAGAGTATATGAAAATAAACAGAAACAATTTTCAAAAAGTGAATCTCGTGAAGCAAAAAAAGATTTAGAAAAAATATATAAACCAGCTGTTCTACAAACTAAAAAAAATATTGAAGATTATAAAAAAGAACTAAATAAAATGAAAGAAGAATACGAAGATTCAAAACAAAAATACTACTACTTTTATAATAAATTTAAGAAATTCGAATAAAGTTAATAATTATTTCAATTTAGTATATTTATCTGCACCTGCACTATGTCTTAAAGTATAAATTGAACGTTTTTTCCAGTCATAACCAGTCGTCTTTTCGGACATAATATAAATATCCCCACTATTTATTGGAACAGAAAATATCTCTCCGACGGATATACAATTTTTAAACCAATTAAAACACAATGGCATTTTTTCTCCTAGTCTTAGTCCAATCACTTTTTTCCTTTCTGCGTCCCCGTGCCAACCAATACCATTTTTATTAATATCTTGATAAAAATTACCTTCACATTCGAGTTTTTCATTATTAATAGAACGCATCAATGTATTTTTAGCAATATTAAGTTGCGGAACAGTTTCATAAGAAATAATTGTTCCTTTTTTGTTTTCAAAATCCGCTATTTGTGAATAATTACTAAAACATAGATTTGTTCTAGCGTGTTTATTTAACACCTTCTGTCTCAGTGTATCAAAATATTGGGAATCCCATTTTAAATTATTTAATTCTTGAAATATTTCAGAATGATTTTCGATTGCATTTCTAATAATTAATAATTCGGGAATTTCTCCTGAATATTCCACATCTCCCAAAAGTGTCAATAAGTTTATTCTTTCAATCTCTTTTTCTTTAAAAAAAGAAGAAATTGTATCTAAGTCTTTAGTCGCATATCCATTTTTTGAAATTTGACCATTCTTTTGCATACCGACGTGATTTTCACTACAATCTCCGAATGTTATAGTTATGCAAGGCATTATTCTTTTATTCTTTTATTCTTTTATAAATTCTTAAAGTGTTTTTTAATTTGCAATTAATTAATAATTTAAAGGTAATTATTAATTAATTTTAAATTATTAATTAATGGTTCATCCTAAAATTCTAGAAATACAAAAAATTCCCCAACACGAACAAAGAAGCCCTGGGTGGTTTGAACAGAGAAAGGGAAAATTAACATCAAGTGATGCTGCTGCAGTTACAGGAAAGAATCCGTATTGTACTTATGATGAATTACTTCTAAAAAAATGTGGTATTGAAAAACCATTTATTGGTAATGTAGCAACTTTTCACGGTCAAAAGTATGAAGATCCAGCAATTGAACTTTATTGCAGAGTGACCGGACGCAGAAATTATAATTTTGGACTTATTAATTACACTGATGTAAATTCTAAACTTGAAAATTATAATCCTAACCACGATTTTCTTGCAGGAAGTCCCGATGGAATTGCTGAGTCAATTGATGAACCTGATTCAGAACCTGTTTTATTGGAAGTTAAGTGTCCTTATCGGCGTAAAATTATAACTGGATATATTCCGGAATATTATATACCCCAAGTTCAGTTAAATTTATACATATGTAATCTTCAGATAGCAGATTTTATTGAATATTGTCCTAGGACTGAAACTTTAAATATCGTTAGAATTTATAGAGATACCAACTGGTTAAACGAATCATTTCCTAAATTAATTAATTTTTGGACTCAAGTTATGCATTTTAGAAATGTAGGTATCGAGGTTAGTGATGCATACAATAAAAAACTGGAAAAAGATAAAAAAAATGAGAAGCGTATTCAAAATAAAAAGGCTAAACTTGAAACTGAAAAGGCTAAACTTGAAACCGAAAAGGATAAACTTGAAACTGAAAATAACAAAACATTTGATAAATATATATTTATTGAAGAAAAACACACTGAAAATGGGGATTTAAATAAAAACGTAAATGAAAGTGATGAAGATCATATAAAATTCGACAATAGTTATTTGTTTATTGAGTAAGTTTTAAACATACCCCACACGATGAGTCGCGACGATTGACACTGCTACCTACTTGTTTTTCAGGCAGACAATTATAACATAATCCAGTAAGTTAAATTTACAAAAAATAAAATATTTAAAGATTGTAATAATCTTTCTATTATAATACTGATATGGGTATTAAAGGATTAAATACGTTTGTAAAAAAATACTGTCCAGAATGTATGTTTGAGAAAAATATATCTGATTATAATGGAAGCACTTTTGCGATTGATGCGAGTATATTATTATATAAGTATGTTCATATTTCAAATATAAATCCGAATTGTAAAGACACACATATTCTTGGATTTATTAATAGAATTAAAATGTATAATGATAACAATATTACACCAATTTTTGTTTTTGATGGTGTCCCTCCAGAAGAAAAAAGAGCAACACTTAAAAAACGATACTTAAATAAGAAGAAAATAACAGATAAGATTGACACTCTACGCGATTTAAGTTTAAATGCGGAATCGGACGAAAAAAAACAAATAATATTAAAAGAAATTCAACGATTAAATAATCAGCTAGTATTTGTAACTAGAGAACACGTCGCAGATTGTAAAAAAATAATAAAATTACTGGGTGTTAAATATTATGATGCACCAGATGAAGCAGAAAAATACTGTGTTTATTTATATAAGAATAATATTGCAAATTATATAGTATCAGATGACACAGATGTTTTTACGTTTGGTGGATTTAATGTAATTAAGACTACAATGAAAAATAAATTAGTTGAATATGACTTTAATATTTTTTTAACCAAAGTAAACTATACAAAACATAAATTTATTGATTTTTGTATATTATCTGGTTGTGATTATCTCCCATTTGTTCCAAATTTAGCAATAAATACAGTATTTACATTATTTAAGAAACTGGATACAATTGAAGAAGTAATTAATTTAAAAAAATATAATTTCCCAGAAGATTATAATTTTGATAGTGCTCGAAATATATTTAAAAATTACAATTACGATGAAATAATAATCGATAAAAATCTGAAAATTAATTATAAGGAACTAGAAGAATTCCTAACTTTAAAAGAAATAAAAAATATTCAAAAAATAATTTATAAATTTAATTAATTAAAAAAAAGAATTAAAATAAATTTTTTTTTCTTTTGTAATATTAAAATAAATATAATGGTTGGTACTCTTGAAATGTTATTCGGTAAGAAGAAGAAGAAAGTGACTAAAGCGAAAAAGGGATCTAAATCCCCAGTCAAAAAAATTAGATCCGCCGGTACTATTGTAGTCAGCGGTAAAGAAAGAAAACTATATAAGGGGAAAAAAGGTGGCCTTTTCTACCGTAGAAAAGGCGTGAAAGTATATGTTCACAAAAAAGTTGCTACTCGTAAACACAGAGGTGATGCTCGCAGAAAAACTCACAGACTATCCCCTCATAAAAAAAAGAAGGCTGCTACCAAGAAACCTACTAAAAAGGCACTTAAAATGAGATACGGTATAGGTCTAGGTCAGCCAGGTCTCTATACGATGATGGGCCCAGTTATGTAAATACATAATTGGAAAATACATAATTGGAAAATACATAATTGGAAAATACATAATTGGAAAATAATCTAATAATACTTTATTACATTATTTAGCAATTTTTAATTCATTCGATTTTTAATTCATTCGATTTTTAATTCATTCGATTCTTTGGTTTTAACAATTTGTATAAAATCATCGAGCGTGATATTTTCATTTACATTAAATAGTGTTCTTTCAATTGTTCGAAGACTATTTGGATGTGTTTTATCAGTTCTAACTAGAATTGGGTCAAAATTACTCTTTACTTCGTTAAAAGAGCATTCAACAATGCATTCATTATTATAATTATCGAGTTGTTTTGTTTTAATAATAAAATTATGCCCATCATCTGTATCAGAATGAATATTTGCAAAATCTATAAATTTAGTTTGATGAAATACCTTTGCAATCAGGTTGTTCTCTTCTTCGATAATCATAAAATCAAATGTGTGTTTATTAATTGGTTTCCACTTAAGCATTGAATATTGTGTTCCCGCAATAACTGGAAGTTTTTCTGGCATAAAAATAATACCATCACAACTACCTTCACAATTATTATAAATTTCATTAATAAACATTTCGATATCCGAAAATTTAAAAAACTGCTTAACTTCGAGTTTAATTGTTTGTGGCTCATTATAAATAAAAGATTCCATAAAACACCGTGTATCAAACATACGTGTTGAATAAGGCTGTTTTGAAATTTTGTTTCCACCGAGTAGTACAGAATCGTGAATAATAAATTTCCAGTTATTATTATTATTGATTAATTCACCATCGACAAGTGTTCCATTATATAAATTATCATCACAATTAATTTCAATTGCAAAAAAATTTAGTGCTCTATTAATTAAAATACATTGTTTCTTATCCAGTTTATCTCTTAAAAAATACATTAGAAATCTTGTACCATCCAGTTTTAGCAAAATATTATATTCAAATTTTTCAAATTTTTCAAAATTCTTTTTTTCGATTGATACTGGAAGTGGAGCAGGAAAATTATCAGTTGCTCTAATATCATATAATAAATTAATTGATTTAGTTAAATATGACAAAAACTGTTTATTTGTAATTTGAACTCCGAGTGGACCATTTGGAACAACTGGTTGATATAAAACTGACTTATTGGTATACATTATTAATAATAATATTATCACATAAACTTTAAGTATATTAAAACTATTTAAAGAATATTTTTTTATAGATTTAAAATGAGTTCTCATTTAATACAGGGTAAAAACTTATTATTATTAGAATCACTAATTAATTATTATCGTAAAAATTATAATGTATTTAATTTTATCGTAACAAATAAAAATAATTTATCACTTCGAATATTAGATTGGTTAGTAACAAATTATGCAAAAAAATACAACATAGTATATAAAATTAAAAGGAATAACCAAGAAATAAATTTTAATATTTATATCGATTACAAGAATCAACTGAAGGCATACTCAAAAAAATTGTTTGATCCATTTTGTAGAAGAGATCGCATATTAATTAACTTGAAGACTTTAAATTATAAAATTATCAGTAATGATATTAAAACTATTAATTTTAATACTCAAACTGAATTAATAAGTACTGTTGGTCAATTAAATTTTTTTAGGTGGTTTATAGAAAATGATATTTATAATTATGCAATTACGCATATTGAAAAAATAGATATGGATATGACAGAAACTCTTAAGAAGACAAAAAGTAATAAGATTGAAAATAATAAGAGAAGTGAATTATCTGAATCAGCAAACAAATTTGTATGTAAATTACAAACTAGCACAGTAATTCGATTTGATTAAAAAGTTAAATTAAAAAGTTAAATTAAAAAGTTACTTAAAACAGTAATAGTATTAGTAGTATTAACAAATGAGTAATACATTTAATAATTGGATTAGATTAACAAATCAATCTTCACAGAATGATAATGAAAAATATTCACATTTGCTTCTTAATGGTACATTTGGTGGTAAACTATATATTAAAAAAGAAAATATGAATATTTTTTTCAATAAATATGCAGATGGAATTTTAAATAATGAACACTTGTATATTGTTGAAACTAGAGGTGAATTATTCCCACTTTTTTTTGATTTAGATTTTAAAGTTAGCAATGATGTTTGGGAACAAAATATAAAACTTTTTAAGGAAATAATTATGCATATATATGATACAGTAAAATTATTTTACAGCATTGAATTTGATTGCTATGTTACAGATGCAGAAATAAAAATTATATCGAAGTTTGAAGATAAAATAATTTTGAAGAAGGGTTTTCATATTCATTTTCCTGAAATAATTATTAGATCAGAAACAGCTCTAAAAATAAGAAAAATGTGTGTATCAAAACTAAAAATGATTTATGGAAACATATTTGAAAATACATTCAATGATATTGTAGATGAAACTGTATTTGTTAAGAACGGATTAAGAATGACCGGTTCACGGAAGGGAACGTTTAAAACGTGTTCAGTTAGTAAGCAAAAGGGGTTTTGCGACGAAGGAAGACCATACTCTTTATTATTTTATATTAATAAAGGGAAGATTAATGAAGATTTGAATGATTTTTTAATTATTGATATTATAAAAAAAACAAGTATTTTTTGCTGTGAAAAAGTAGCCGAGACTGAATTAAATAAATTATCGCTTGTTGAGAATGATGAATTGTGTTATAATTGTAATTCAGACTCGGAAGAAGAATCAACTGAGTGTGAATCAAAAAATAAAACAAAATTTGGAGAGGTAAATTGGTTTGTCATAAATAAAACAGATATAATTTATAAGGAGATTATCAAGTATTTTTCAAATAATGTTAACGATTATTCTAGCAAAGACATAAAAAGAATTTTTAGAAATGACGAAGGAACATTATATAATATTTGGACAAAAAGTAAATATTGTCAAAATATAGGCAGAGACCATAATTCGTGTGGAGTTTATTTCTCAATAAATAAAAATGGTATATGTCAGCGGTGTTTTTGTAAATGTGATACTCAGGAAGGTCGAAAATATGGATACTGTCATTCATTTTCGAGTACACATATTCCCTGTACACCACATATAAAAAAAATATTAAACTTTAAGGATAATAAAGATGAAACAAATGAAAAAAAAATTAAATCATTTGTTTTAAAATCAAAAAATACAGATATGACTGGTTCTATGAATGAGTTAAGAAATCTATTATATGATTCTTTTACAAATAAAAGTCCAATTAAGCAGAAGAGGGAGAATAAAAAGCTTGATAAGGAATCAAATTTAAAAAATACCAAACAAGGAATTTAATTAATTAATAATTTAATTAGTACAAATATTACTCCGAAAATGATAGACATAAATAGTAACCCTAATGTATTAAAACTACCATCAGAATCAACATTTATAAATGGTATAGAATTTCCAATTATATTTTTAAAAAGTGTATTTGTGAATATTATAAAAAGAATTGCAATGATTAGAATTTCTTTTAATGTAGCCGTTGTAGTAAATGTTTTGAGTTTACTTAAAAATAATTCTTTTTTTTCAAATTTTAAGTTTTCTTGATAATAACCTGATTGTGGATTAATAATTTGCTGATTATTTAAGTGATTCTGCATCATTTCTTTCTGCATCATTTCATTATAATTTGCTTGCTGTTGTGATCGTTGTTGGTGGTGCTGTTGTTGTGATTGAAGTTGAGCTTGTTGTTGATGCTGTTGTTGTGATTGAAGTTGAGCTTGTTGTTGCTGTTGCATTTGAGCTTGTTGTTGCTGTTGCATTTGAGCTTGTTGTTGCTGTTGCATTTGAGCTTGTTGTTGGGTAAATTGTTCTGGAATGTTTTGGGGTGAATTTTGAACTTGAACAAATTTTTCAATTGGATCAGAAAATTCATCTTGGGAATTACTCATATTGGGTTAATTAATGAAAAGAAATAATTTTTTAAATTTTAACACAAATTTAATTAAATTTAATTAAATTAATAATTCGGTAATTTTTTCTATTTTTTTTTTCTTTGTTTATATTAACAAATAAAATGAGCGGAGCTTTAATGTCCCTAGTTGCCTATGGTGCCCAAGATATCTATTTAACCGGTAATCCACAGATTACATTCTTTAAATCGGTATACCGCCGTCACACAAACTTCGCTATGGAAAACATTCAGCAGACATTCAGTGGTAATACTGATTTCGGAAAGCGATCAACTGTAACTGTATCCCGTAATGGTGATTTAATTAATTCTGCCTATGTCCAGGTTTCTTTACCATCTGTGTCATCTGATCACTGGGACGGTGTTTCTTTTCCTTCAAATAAAACAAAAGATGACTATGAACTATGCTGGACTAACTTTGTTGGTCTAGCTCTACTTCAGTCAGTTGAAGTTGAAATTGGTGGCCAGCCAATTGACAAGCACTACAGTACCTGGATGTATGCCTGGCAGGAATTAACTATGACATCAGAAAAGGTTGATGGATATAAACGTATGGTTGGTGGTTCTGACGCTGCTGGTTGGTTACTACTAGGCAATGCTTCTCAGGAAAATCTACTAAGAATCCCACTTGACTTCTGGTTCAATATTAATGCTGGCCTATCGCTACCACTAATTGCCCTACAGTATCACGAAGTCAAATTCGTCTTCAATTTCGAACAGTTCTCGAATCTAGTTGTTCTAGTTGATAAATCAACCGGTGAACACTTACATTCTTCCCATTGGAGACTAACTGGTTCTGCCCCAAATGTCCTAATTGATATGTTCATTGATTACATTTATCTAGACACCGATGAGCGCCGTAAATTCGCCCAGATGTCCCACGAATACCTAATTGAACAGATTCAGCAGACTGAACAGTCTATTAATGTCAAGAATGGTGGTCTATCTAATCAGAGACTATCATTCAATCACCCTTGCAAGGAACTAATCTGGTTCTTCGTAAGAAACGACAATCAGGAAAATAATGACTGGTTTAACTTCTCAAATGCCACACCTGGCCACGAAAAGGTTGGTGGTGATCTAATGAAAACCGCTCAGCTAAAACTAAATGGTCACCCAAGATTCACCCCAGCTCGTGACCCACTCTTCTTCCGTCAGTGGCAGCCATTCATTCACCACACTACTATCCCAGACTCCAATCTATATGTTTACTCTTTCGCCCTACGCCCAGAAGAGCATCAGCCTTCTGGTACTTGCAATTTCTCTCGTATTGATAACACTCATTTAGAATTACAGATGCACAGCAAGGAATTCAGATCGCCAGTATATGATTACACTGATGGGTCTTCTGGGGATGACCCACATTATAACTCAGCTGATGGTGGTTTTGTTGCCCCAGAATCTGTTGTTATGACCGTCTATGCTCGTAACTACAATGTTCTACGTATTATGTCTGGTATGGGTGGTCTTGCGTATTCAAATTAAATTAATCAATTTGTAAAATAAAAGTAAAAATAAAAAAATAATTTATTAGCTGGAAAATTTATCATATTAAATTAGTTTAATCTAAATTAATTTAATATTATAATATTAGTTGTAAAAGACACAATGTATTTTGAATAATTTATTCAATATCTCCCCAAGCTTGTCTGGGTGTTTCATTACGCTCTTTTAACATTGATTCTATTAATTCGGATGGACTACTTTCCTGTTCTTTATTCACATTTGATGATTCAGAAACTTGTGCAGAACTTGGACAATTTCCCAAGTCTAGTGTATTATTAACAATTGCTTCGTTTGCTGCCTGTATTTTAGTTTCGGTATTTTTATTTGTTTCTCTTTCTTCTTCATTATTTTTTTTCTTCTCATCATTTTCAATTTCAATATTTTCCATTAATTCACGCTTACGTTCTTCGAAATACATTTTTGACTTGAGCTGATTATCACGGTGTCCCGCAACAATTTCATTCAGTTTATTATCTACGTGAACTTGTTCAATATCATCGATTTTTGGTGGAACAAGTAGCCAAGCATACATATCAACAACGTAAATATCAAATGTGGGGTCAATTTTTTGTAGCATTTTAGCGTGTTCCTTTGCATCATCTACTTTCTCAAATACACCTTTGATTTTTATGCAACACTGATCGTGCTTCTGATTACTGTGCGGAGATACAATACTAATTAGTGCGTAATTTTGACCGGGAACTCGCGAGTCATCGCGTGCTAAATTTTGCTCCATAGAAATACTACCAACTTTCTTTTCTACTGCTTGATCAATCTTTTCTTTTTTTCCTTGGTCAATTGGTTTAAACAATGGGTCATTCTCAATAGAATAAACTGGGGCATCTTCTTTATCACCCGGATGTTGTTTCTCCTTGTCTGGAATTTTAATATTAACAATATCAGTTTTATTTTCTTCCATCTATGTTTATAGTATAGATTAAAAGAATTTATTATTTTAAGTAATTTAAACTTAAAATGAAGAAAACTTTACAAAAAATTAATATTATTAAAAAATTAGTAATATAATAATGAAATCAATAAATTGTATTATGTCTATATTAAAAGATAAATTACAAAAATATGCACAAGATTTATATATAATCGGTTATGTAGTAATTGATTTAGATTTTTGTATAAGTGACACCAAAGAAAAAGAATTTATAGAAAATACTGATTTTTTAAAAAAAATTCAGAAAATACAACTTCAAGATTTTAAAACAGATAATCCAGAATACGGATTTGTTCTTGGTGCATTTGGTGCTTTTGGAAATCCAGCAAGTTTTCACAATGAATTATTATATAAATTAAGATACATACTATTTAAAAATTTATCTAAAATTTTTAATAATATTGATTCAGAAAAATATCTAGAATGCTTATTTGATAGGTTTTGTATAAGAAGAAAAGATACACAAATAACAGGAGAATCATTCCATAGAGATACTTGTAGTCTAATGGGTGATAGTGATAATATATATGGTGGGTGGATTAATTTAAATTCAAAAAAATCAAAAAATAATCAATATTTTTCTTGTGTTCCTGGTACGCATACTTGTACTGGAAGAGGTGGTTTTGAAAAAATATCTGGAAATTATGATAAAACAAAAATTAAAATTGAAATTAAACCTAAACAGGTAATCATATTTAATCAAAATATAATTCACGAAATTAATAAACAAAAATTCAAAGAAGACTCTATCCGTTTATATTTGGGCTGGCGTCATACAAATAGTAGTATTCCTTTGTTTAATGACCCCAAAAACAAACAATTTAATATTAATAGTATAATTAAATATCAAATTGTTCCTCCATTACCAAGTGGAGATTTACCATTTATGTATACAAGAAATCATCCCCGACTATTTAAAAGTCGCATAGAACAATTAAGTTCTGAAATCAACGATTTTTATTTAATTAAAAATGAAAAATATAAAAATGGTGTCATAATAAAAAGAAGTCTAGATTATCCAATACATTTAGTTGAAATTAATGATAAATATAAAAAAATATATTATCCGAATAAATTATTTTATTAAAAAATTAAACACTAGCCATAAAATTCCAACCAACATCGTTACAAATATTTTTCCAGATTTTTTCTTGCTCAAACAGTTTTTCTCGACTTTTAAGTAAAGGAAAATACATTAAATATTCATTTTTACCTAGTAGTTGACAAAATTTGTGTAATGTATAAGAATAATTAAGAAAATTTTTTCTAGTCGGTGGACAGTGTTTCTCAAATGGTTTCTGTATTTTATCAAATAATTCTAGTAGTGTCTTTTCAAATTCCCCATTTATATTAAGTGGTGGTTTATTAGTTATTTTACTTATAATATTTGGAATATGTTCATAATACTTATTCAGTTTTAACTTTTTTAGATATCTCTTGATTTTTTCACTGTTAATATCATCTGTATTTGTAATTCTTTCCTTTTTTATTTCTAATAAAAGAAGTTCTATAACCATATCAGGTATTTGTGTAACTTCTTTGGCTTGTAGCTGATATAGCCATTCCTTAAAGTGATTTCGTCTTTGGTATGAAAATGGTTGAATTACATTTTCCAACTGTGTAATATCTGAATAATATAAAGAATTTTCATTACCCTCTATAAACGGTTTTGAATTACCGCAATTATTGCATATTTTAAGGGCATTTTTATAGTCCAAAACAAAATTTGAAGATTCTTTACATAATTCACATATGTCATTATTATTTTGTTCTTTGTCTTTTGTATAACATCTATTATGTATACAAACATCTACATATTTTTGATAATCACTACCTTTACTTAATTGTCCTGTTTTATTTATAAAATCCATCATATTTGTCTTTTTAATTATGTCTTCTACAATAGGATCCTTTGTATCATCGTCTTCTTTAATATCTTCATTCTCTGTAATATCATCAGTGAATTTTTCAATAAAAGGTAATGCACTATAAATATAATCAACCAGTTCAAAATTATTTTCTATAGTATAAATAATATTTTCTATATCACTTATCTCTTTTTTAGTTTCATCTATTCTACTTAATTTAATTTTAGTATTGTCAATTTGGGTTTTGTCAATTTGTGTATTGTTTTTATCTAAAATACTTAATAAATTTTTTAAATTTGTTAGTTTTTGTTTTAAATCAGGAACTGTTTTTTCTTTATCGATTATATCATTCATTTTTCTATCGTGTAAATTTTCAATTGAAGACCGTTTATCATTATAAATTTTTCTATTTGATAATCTAAAATTATCCATAATAATTAATTAAAACAAATATTCTTTAAATAGGGATCAATTTAAAATAATATTAAACGTATAATTAAAAAAAAAAATAAATAAAATAATAATTAATATTATTAATAATGCCAAATAGTACAACTAATGGTCTACCATTATATTCAACATATAATATGACAAATGAAAATGGTATTAGACAAATAACACAAATTGACGAAATTTCTGAAATAAGGGGCTCTGGTAATTATAATCCCAGTCCTTATAACGCACTAAATACAAATTATATATCTGAAAAAACATATAACCGAGATTTAGATAAAATAAATTTACATACAAGTGCATATAATGAACAAATAGAACCACTTTATGTCAATGCGATATCTAGTTCAGAAGTTAAAAATAGTTGGGAAACTGGAAACAATAGTACAAATAGTACAAATAGTACAAATAGTACAAATAGTACAAATAGTACCAAATTTGAGCCTGATCAGTATCAAATATTTGCGTTAAAGTCTATTCGAAGGTCAGAGCCATTAATATTACCATATTTTTTTAGTAAAATCAATGTTAATTTTATAAAAAACAATGTAAAAGAATATATTCAAAAACATAGATCAGTTAATATTAATACTGAACAAGATACAGAAAATCTATTAAATTTAATGATATCAAAATACTATAATGCATTTGATTCATTTGGAATCAACGAGAAAGGTAATTTTGAAGATGTTCTTGGTAATTTAAACAAATCGGTAATGGAAGACTATGTAAAAAGTGTACTTTCGGGTATAGATATGAATAATTATTATATAAAAGACATTTCTACACTTCCTGTCCCACTAACTAGGCCAACAAACTCGAATATCAAGGGTGTAAATCAATTAGGATTTGTTGGATTTTTTGAAAACAATCACGAATATACTAAAAATATACAGGCATACAATACAAGAAATGTAATTCCAGGTCCTTTATAAATTGCGTTTTGTTAAATATTTTATAAATGTAATTTTATGTATAATGAAGAAGATGATATATTCTGTTGATAATTGTGAATTTGAAAATATTGAAATTCACAATCCAATAAAAACAGATGAAAATAATTATCAATCTAAATTAAGTTTTTATATACAAACACCAAAATTAAAAATTGAAAAAATAAGTGATAAATCAATTAGTTTATTACTTGGTGATGATTTTATCGAAGTACTAGACAAATTTGATAATTTTTTAATCGATAAAATTAGTACTAAATCGGAAGATTTTTTTGATAATACATTAACCAGAGATGAATTTGAGGACATATATAAGCCCAGTTATCATAAAAACAAAATGATATTAAAATTTTCGAATGATATTAATATTTATAGTAACCAAAAAAAAGACCTGAAAATAGAAAATTTAGATGTGGATAATGAAATTATCGCTATTATAAATTGCAGCAAAATAATATATCACAAGTCATATTGTTTTCCATATTGGGAAATTGAACAAATTAAATTAAAAAAAAAGAAGGAACTAAAAAATAATTTAGATTGTAGTTCATATCTATTTCTGGAAGATAATGCGGAAAAAGTTAATGAAGATAATGATTTAATAAAATTAAAATCAATTGATTTTAAAAAATAATTTTAATTAATTCGATTAAAATAAAAAAAAAATATATTATTAATAAATAACATTATGCCTAACCAGTTATTATCTGCACCAGTCGATAGTAGTAGTAATACTATGCAACCACACATAAGCCAAGATGCAATCGGTAAAGATGCTTGGAATTCTATGGTTCCTTATGAAATATATCAGGCTCAGTTGAATGCTGTTATCCCGAACGAACAGAATCTTAAAAATATTGGTTCATCTACTTTTGGTATACCAGGACCAAATTCATTCAATACAATGAATGCCCCAGCGGGAGTCAATAATTCAAGCTTAAACAATGTAAGCTTATGTGCATCTAATTTAAATAATTTACCTGCTGGTAATTTTGGTTCTCTCGCTAGTTCTCTATTGCCTAGTCCAGATGCAACAAAATTTGAAGGTCAAACTGATTGTGAAATAAATAAGAATGAATTAGCGAATCAAGTTTTCCTCTCAGCTGTTGGTCAAATCGGTTTTAATACTAATATGGGAACTGTTAAAAATCTTGACCTAAGAGCTACACCACCTTGCCCAATAATGAATGTAAGTCCTTGGTCAAATGGTACAATATATCCGGATCTTTTAAGACGACCCCTTGAAGAACAAGCACCATCATATGGTATATATGGCGTTGGTAAAAATGCTATCACGAATCCAGCTAAAATTAATACTTAAAAATACTAATACTTAAACCAATACTTAAACTAATACTTAAATTAATACAACTTTAACTAATAATTTATTACTTAAAGTTGTATAATTTTATTTATAATAATGGAAACAATTACCAGTCCTGACACAATTACTAGTCCTGACACAATTACTAGTCCTGACACAATTACTAGTCCTGACACAATTACTAGTCCTGACACAATTACCAGTCCCGAACAAAATAATGTATATAGAGAAATATATAATATTGCATCTATAATTTATAAAGAATTAGGTCCGGGATATAAGGAGCATATTTATGTTAATGCGATGATTGTTGAATTAAGAAAATTAAACTATTCATTTGCAAATGAAGTAATAGTACCAGTAATGTATCAAGAAGTACAATTGGGTTACGAGAGAGCAGATATTGTAATATATGAACCAGAAAAATATGTTTTAGAATTTAAAGCAATGAATTCTTCTTTGACAAAAAAAGAAAATATACAACTGGAAAAATATTTAAAAAACTTGAAGTTTGACAATGGTATTGTTTTAAATTTCGGTAATAATCTAGAAATAAATAAAATTATTAACATTACAATTTAGAAAAAATCATAATTTACATTCTTCTGAAATAAATGGTGCCTTGTATTTGATATTTTCTGGAAGTTTAATATTAACTGTTCTTGATTTTAAATGCTTATAAATTTCAGAATTACTTAATTTTGGATTCCACTGGATTGTTCCATTTTTTACAAATTGTATATTGTATATTTTTGTGTCCATAATATTACTTGGTACATTCTTAAATTTATCACTTATATTTTTATTTAATACGGTTTTACATAATTTAACTATTATGTTCATTGTTAACAAATTAACTATTTTAATCCAACACATTACAATATTATTATCTTTAATATTAATTGGTTTGCAAAAATTTTGAAAAAAAGAATCTGTATTTTCATTATAAACTCTATAATTATGCGTTAATTGAAATAATAATTCAATACATTTTTCAATATTTTCATCTATATATTGTAAAATATTTTTATTAACATCTATAATATAAGTGCCTTCTATGGCGAATATAATATGAGAAACATTTCCATCTCTCGCAAACGATATACATTGTCTAAGGTCTTCACCGGAAGGCCATCCCCAAATTGTTTCTGCGTCTATATAGCAAGTTAATGGATGAATATGATAATTTATTACGGCGAGTGGAGTTAATACCGAATCTGCATTTCCGTTTTTAAATTTAAGATCAGAAATCATTGTTTTATCGCACACTTTTTCTTTAGAACTTGAGCTTAATTTACATTGAAAATCACTAAATTCTATTTTTCCGGCTGATTCGTACTTTTTGAATAGTAGACCGTCGTATTTTTCACCTAAGAGTACTTTATTTATATTTTTTTTTGGAATAAACCATTCAACAAGTGTCTTTGACAATTTACACTTAATCTTATCTTTTTTTTCCATAATTGTAAGTTAATATATAATACATTTTTATTTTATTTAATATTAAATATTCACAATGAGTAATTTAAATATTAATGTTTTAGTTGCAGCAAAAGAAGAATATACAAAACAATTGGTATATTTACTAAGTCCAGAAGTATATAAGATCATCAATAGACTTTTCCAAGAATCACAAACAATGAAAAAAAAAAGAAGTATATCTCTAAGAAACTATCAAACTCTTCTTAAAAAAGTTCCTGAATGGAACGATGTTTTAATTGAAAAAAACATTGAAGACATTAAGAAAAAAATTCCGTTTATACTAGATTTAATTACAGCTATATTTGTCAGTCACGTTAAAATTTTGGGTTGTGTTAAACTTAAAAAAAATAAGAAAAGTATTAAGGTAAAAATTCCAAATATTAATTTATTTTTACATAAAATTATTATTGAGATATCAGAAAATGTTTATTATAATCCACAAATTATATTACAAAAGAAGGAAGTTGTAATTCTAAATATTTCAAATATCATTGAGGATTCTTTAAGAAACCAAATACCCATAGATAAAATATTAACAGAATACCTATCTGGGGTTTTTGATAAAGAAACGTCGAATGAAAGAGAAATTGAACCAGGTTCAGAATCAGAATCGGGAGAATCAGAATCTGATTCAGACCCGGGTTTAAATTTGGATGATGATGATAAACAGAAAATAGAAGAAAACATTCCCATTAATAATAGACAACCTACGGAAGAAGAAGCAGCAGCAGAAGCAGAAGCAGGAGCAGAAGAAGCAGGAGCAGAAGAAGAAGAAGAAGAAGAAGAAGAAGAAATAGATTTAGAAGATTTTAGTAACATTAAGAAAATTACAACAACTAGACCCTTGCCAATTTCCCAAATTGATGGAAATATAAATACAATTATGCAAACAAGTGCTCCTTCAGACTTAGACTTAGACTTATCCTTGGGTTTGGGTTTGGGTTTGGAGGACAAAAGTAAAATTCATAAAAAAACTCTATTTAACGATTTAACAGATTAAAATAAAATAATTATTAATATTATATGAAGTATAAATTATTATCTGATTATTATAATGGTTGGCCCAAGTCGGGTGAGTACGTTAGTGACTTAAAAATAGTTAAAAAAAGGGTTATAGATTATTTAAAAAATTTTACTAAAAAAAATGCTGTAGCAATTTTTGATCTTGATGATACAGTATTTTATACTGATCCGTTAAAGATTCACAAAGTAGAGGCATTAAGTGAAAAATATCATAGACTTGTTTATCCCGCTAATAAAGAAATAGTTGATATTGTTAATTATTGTAACGAAGTCGGAATAAAAATAATATTTATTACAGCTAGGCCACCATCAAGTGAAGAAGCATCAATATTTAACATTAAATTATTAGGTATGAAATACTATAAATTATATCATAATCCCGAATACCCTGATTCAAAATTCAAAATTAAATTAAAACAAGACATCGCAAAAAAATATAGTGTAATTTTATCAATGGGCGATAATTGGAATGATTTAAAAGGATTAAAAAAATGTCTGTGTATTAAATTACCATCTCCGGATAAACCAGATATTTATTTTTCTTATGATAATGAGAAGTACCATAAATTAGAATGAGTGTAAACAGTTCATAATTTTAATTTTTTTTTATTTACTAACTATAATGAGTTCATCGACAATAGATGAAATAATAAGTATTCAAAAAAAACGATCAGATAGACAAATTGAACTTAAAAGTAAACACTTATCTATGGCAAAAGAAAAAATAGTAAATTATGCAAATTTTGGTAAAAAACAATGCATATATGTTGTTCCTCAATTTTTGGTAGGTTATTCACCATATGATGTTAATGGTATGACAAAAAGTGTTTATAAGGCTCTTAAGAAGGAGGGTTTTTTAGTTAGTATATTAACGAGTGAGTGTTTATATATATCTTGGGATGTTAGTAAATTATATAAGTAAAATTAAAATTTGGTAAATTAAAGTACAAAATACAAAGTACAAATTATTAATTATTAACTTAAAGTAAAAATTTAAATTAATAATTAATAATTAATGATTTTATTATCATTTGATATTGGTATTAAGAATTTGGCATATTGTCAAATAGATACAAATACAAAAGACATTCTTGACTGGTGTGTACTAGACTGTTCTGTAAATAAAAATGCCGTTTTATCTGTAATTGAACAATTAGAATCAGTTCCAAATTTAATGGAATCTCATATTATTTTATTAGAGAAACAACCATCGTTTAATCCAATAATGAGAATTATACAGACCGCAATTTATGTTTATTTTACTATTAGACTAAATTATGAACAAAATTTAAATACTAAAATATTATACTATTCTGCAAAAAATAAATTAAAAATATGTAATTCAACTAATATTTTAGATTCTAAAACAAAGGGAAGAGGAAAACAAGCTAAGCAAAGAAATTACTATCTTAATAAAAAAGCAGCAATAGAAGAAACAATTCATTTATTAAAAGATACACCTTTTTTACCATTTTTACAAAAACATAAAAAAAAAGATGACTTGGCTGATTGCTATCTACAAGCATTAGCATATATGGGTTAATTAAATTAAGTAATAATTAAGTAATTTGAAGTAGAACTTTACCATTTACGTCACTAATAAATTGTTGATCGATAAAATCATAATTATGTCTATAATAGTCTTCAAACGACGAATAATAGTTTTTTTCAGAATAACTAATTACTCTAAAATACTTATACTCATCATTTGTTTCTTTATAATGTTCAGTTGCCAATTTAAACCATTCATTATTTAAGTTGTTGTGGAACCAAACTTTGATTTTTTCCATTGTAATAATAGTATTTAGTTATAATAAAAATAATTCTTTAAATAAATTACTTTAGCATTTTTTTTATTTTTTTTCCGTTTTTTGTATATGTAATATATAATTTACCTTCTTTGGTTTTTTTAACAGATACCATTCTTCCACTTGGTGCTTTAACCTTTGAACCTTTTCTTAAACCCTTTGCAGTCTTTGCAGTCTTTGTATTCTTACCTTTTCCCTTTGATTTTCCCTTTACAATCCCCCACGCTTCTTTTAGAGAAATTCCTTCTGAGTACATTAAACGCATCGCTTTCTTGGCATTTGGGTTAGATCTTTTCTTCTTTTTCTTACCAAAAAACATAGTAATTTCATCTTCGTCTTCATTGTTATCTTGTAATACTAAATCATCATCATCATCACTGTCTGGGAACATATCCGCTGGATTTTCTCTTGGTTTTCTTTTTTTATTTGGAGAAACGTGTTCACCAGCTTCTCTTAGGCGTTTTAATAAAGTTGATCGAGAAACTAATTTTTTGCGACCTTTTGATTCTTTATAAACATTTATTCCTTTACTTTTGGCGTGTTTAACAAGTGCAGCATCAGACATAACTCCTTTTCTCTTTGGGCTTAGTTTACTGTGTACTTTGTGAGTTTTTTTCTCTTTTTTAACAGCTTTGGTGTAATATTTTTTCTTTTTTTCACCATTTTTAGTATAACTAATATAAATTCTTCCGTCTCTTGATTTTTTTACAGTTACCATTTTACCAGATGGCGATTTTACCTTTGAACCAACACTCGGTGCACTTACTTCACCAAAAAAATTTGTTAAGAAATCCATTGTTTTATTTATTTATTAACAAATATTTTTAATTTAATTTAATTTAATTTAATTTAAATTCTAAATTCTAAGAATATACTGAACATATTCTTGGTTTATGTGTTATATCATTTAAGTATTCAATTTCTATTGTGTTTGCATTTTTGAACTTACCAGTGGCACCAGTTACAGTAAATGTTAATTTATCTAATTTTGTTATATTATTTTCTTCGAATGTTCCATCATTATAAACGCATTTTCCAATAATTGAGTTACCATTATTATCGAAATACGATATTGTTTCTATGTGTAATTCCCTATAATGATTACTTATAGAACGTATTGAAGAGGTAAAAAGATTACTAGTTGTAATATGTATAAAAGTATTTTCTATATCAGTATCATTTTCAGATATACCAGTAATTGCTAATCGAATTGATTCAGTATCCATTTCTACAACGTCTGGTTCTGACGGTTGTATTGTCTTTTTATAAGTTGAATTATAAGAATTATCAACATTATAAATCCTGTAATAAAAATGTTCTAATAAAGTTGATTGATTATTTTTTTCATTATATAATATTTTATTACAGTTTAAATTTTTTAATAAAGTATTGCTCATTTATATATAAATAATATTTTTTTTTAAATAATTTGGTGTTCCTTGTGCTGCTGCAACTGAGCCTCTTGTGGTTGAGGGAGGTGGGCTCAAGCTATTATATATACAATTAATATTTAACGCACTCGTATTTACATTTCCAATTGTTCCGGTTGGAAATCTCGGTTGAACACCTATTTTTATTTTATTACTTACCTCCCCATCTAGTTTAAATATTTACCAAAAAGAGTTTTTTTGCCATAATTACATTTGTATTCCTTTTCCATCGCAGAAAGTGATGTACCATTCATTGTACCCGGAAGTAGCATACTTGGTCTTATAGCGGCAAGGGAACGAGCACTATACTTACCATCATAAACAGGTGATTTACCGGGCATTCTTAAATACGTCGGCATATTTTCATCGCGTGTTTTAAAATATTTTATAGTTGATCCGGTCTGTTGCTCGAGTGGTAGATTTCCAAACTTCGTTTTCTTAACTGATTTTAATCTACGTATTAATGTGGACTTTTTAACTTTTTTATTATCTTTCTTTAATACTGATACCTTATGCTTTTTTGCTAGTGCTTCTAATTTCTTCATAGACATTTTTTCAAGTGATACATTATTTTTAGTAGTATTTTTAGTAGTATTTTTCGATTTTCCCTTCGATTTTCCCTTAACAATTGCCCAAGCTTCTTTGAGCGAAATTCCTTCTTTGTGTTTTAGACGCATCGCTTTTTTAGCATCCGGATTTACTTTTCTTTTTTTCCCAAAATAATTTTCCATATTATTATTATTATTATTATTATTATAATTATAATTTTTTTTTAATTTAATTATAATTTTAAATCTTTATTTTTATGCCATATTTGTACTGATAGTGGATTATATTTATAATTCGATGTAACACTTCTATGATTTATAATTAATGTTCCGCGAAATGAATTATTAGACATTATTGTAAAATAACCAAATGAACTAACGTGCTCTGGTTCTTTAAAAATATCATCATCATATAAAACAACTTGATTTGTTACATAATCAACTGAGCCATATATTTTTTCAGTTTGATTGCGATATAGTAATTCACCTTCAAATTCGCAAGTTTTATTTTTATTATTAACTTTTAATATATTAATTGTGTGTTCTTCTGGTGTTGTATCAGAATTTAAATTATAAAAGGTGTCGCCTATATTAAATACTAATGTATTAATATTTTTGATTTTTTGTACATAAAGCTTATCAATTAACCTATTATTAATTAATCGTTTACTCATATTTTTTAATACTTTAAATTATTTTTTTTTAAAATTTTTGTTTAATTTTTAAAGTATTCGTATGTACAAAAAGTTGCGGCGTGATATGGTATACTTCTTAATAAATATAGATTCATTCCATAATAGTAACTTATAGGACTTTTATTTAATTTTGTAATTATACTAAATAGTGTATTTTTATTATTATTTCTAATATGTGTTCTAATTGTATCCAGAGGATATAAAAATAAAGTAGCGACTGTTTTTGAAATTGCGGTTATAATAAATATGTCTGTTGTACTCGGACTCTTACCTTTATTAATTAATTTAACTTTTAGAAATTCATACAATGGCATTTGAATTAAAAATGATAGATTAATCATATATGTTTCTTTTAGACCAGCATAAAAAGATAATATACCATTTCTTTTATAGTAATTAAGAATACTAAAATTTGGTTCTACTTGGCATTTTTGTCTAATTACAAACATCGGTGTAGCAATAGTTGATGCTATACAAGATGCAAAGTAACCACTAAAATTAACAATTAAATATTTGTTTTTATTTAATTCTTTTATTTTTTTATAAGAGCCAAAATAAACAGACCAATATGTAGGTATACATAATAAACTTATATGTAATCCCCGGTATAAAAATGATAAATTATATTGAATTTTATTTCTTAATTGATAGTTTGTTCTTACTACATCAAAAGGATTACAAATAACAGATGATACTAGACCCGAATATAAACCTATAATAAAATCATTAGTTGGCATTTTACTTATTACTAAAAATTAATTTGTATTTAAAAGATATTATTATTTTAAGTAATCATTAATGGATTTTTCAGATAAAAAACGAGAACGAAGTGATACAAATTTGCAACTTTTAGAAAAAGAAAGAATTGATAAAGAAAGAATTGATAAAGAAAGAATTGATAAAGAAAAAAAAGATAAATATAACAAAAAATATATTGAAATTGCGAAGTGTTTTTCAGAATTAAGTTATGCCAAAAGGAAAAAAGTTGGAGCAGTTATAGTAAAAGAGAATACTATAATTTCAGACGGATATAATGGAACTCCAACTGGGTTTGAAAATGAATGTGAGGACTCGGAAGGAAATACTAAGTGGTATACATTACACGCGGAAGCAAATGCAATTATGAAATTATGTAAAATTGGGGGTGCTTCGTCTTCTGGTTCAACATTGTACTTAACACTTAGTCCTTGTAGAGAGTGTGCAAAGTTAATACTTCAAGCAGGAATAATATCGGTAAAGTATCAAGAAGATTATCGTGATAGATCTGGATTAGAGTTTCTGTTAAGAGCTGGAATTAATATCGAGAAAATATAAATTTAGGAATATAATTGTTTTTTAAATTTATTCATAAATAAATCTTTGTTTTTTATGATCTTTTCATTTTCAAATTCTTCAAAATTCAAATTGAATTTTTTATTAAAATTATTTACAAAAATATCATAAAACGAAGAATTATAGTGGTTACTTGTGTTACCGTTATTAATATTTTCTTGGTTTATTTTTGCTAAATATACATTTATATTAAAATCAAAATAATCCATTATGTGATATATTCCATTTGAATCTGACTCATTATATAAAAACATAATTACATTATCACCTGCCATTAATCTATTAATAATTTTATTAACTGTTCCATTTGTTACATACATAAATTCGAGGTTTAATGCTCGTAGTGGTTCAAGTATAATATTCCATATTTTATCTGCAAATAATACATAGTATTTTTCTTCACTACGTTTACTAAAATAATTTAACATTACAAAAATATCCTTGTGTTCATAATTATGAGTTGCAACAATTAAATTACCGTTATTATTACTTTTTTTAAAAGTTAATTTGGACTCAATTGTGTATTTCGTATTAAATTCAAAAAGAATTAAAATAGTAATAATGACAAGAAAACTAATAAAAAAAATTAATAATTTATTTTTCATTATTACTATTTTAATTTTTTAAAATTTGGTATAAATAAACATAATGTCAAATATTCTTTTAAATAATAGATTTTTAAAAAAGGTTAAGTATATTGAGTCTCAAAAACAGGATTTTATTTCGGGGATTTTAAATATTACAAACTAAATGAAAATGGTACAATATCCGTAAATAGAAGTGATAATAGATTAATAGAAGTTTTTCAAACAGATAATGTTGTTGGATATTTATATAAAGGAAAATATAATATATTAACACAACAAATTGAACAAGCACCAATAGAAATTACTCCAAATATAGGTTATTTATTAAATGATAATAATAATATCTTAAGAGCTAAAATTCGTGCGGGAACTGGTGCAGGGAATGGGGCATATGAAGAATGGGAAATAAAGAATAATAAAATAATTTCACATTATTCAATTAATGGTAACGTATCAAACAATAATACAAGTTCTGTAATTTGGATTGGAACATTTGATAAGATTGATTATTAATGATTATAATTTTGATTTTTTTCAATACTTTCAATACTTTCCGGATTTATATAAGAATCTCTACATACCTTTGGTGTATTTCCCATTTGTTCTGCGGTGTTTTTAATTGCGAGTGTTATTAATTTTTTAATGGTTAAATCTGGATTTACTTTTTGTATTTTATCAACTTCCTCGTTAAATATTTTATTTGCACTATATGTTCTAATATCTTTTGTACTCATATTTGGATCAATATACATTTTAAGAAAATCATTCAGGTCTTGTGCTAATATCTTTATCATTTCATTTGTTTCGCGTGAGTAGTACTTAAATAATTCGGTTCCAGAAGTATTATAATATAAAACTCTTTCTATAAAAATAATATGGCTCTTATCTAATTTCTTTGTATGGAATACACCTTTTTTACCTTTAAATTCTAGTGTTTTTGATTGTCGTTTATAATTTATTTTTTTCATTGTAGATAGTCCCACTGAGTCATTTTCTTCAAGATACACCTCATTTCCAACTCGTATATTCAAGTCTTTCATTATAATAAACATATTTGCAATTATGTAGTCTTTGGATAATGTTCGTTTAAATTTTGATTTTTTTTCAATAATATATAAGAATTGATCAAAGTCGATAGAATTAACTTTTGAATACTTAGTGTCCTTTGAAAACATTGTCCAGACAGGATGATAAATATATTGTTTTCTCCCTTTTTGGTCTTCGCCAATAGCTTGAATTTTTTCTTTTGGATTGAATGAAACTTTAACGTTTTTCCAATTAGGTGGTATTCTTAACGATTTAAGATATTTTGTTTTTTCTAATTTTGTTAAATTATTATTAACCATAATAGTAATTAATATTACTTTTTAAATTACTTTTTTAATTACTTTTTATGAATTACTTTTTTAATTACTTTTTTAATTACTTTTTATGAATTACTATTATCCAAATTATCCAATTGACATTGAATGTGTTTTGAATAAAATCGGTTTTGTTTGAATTCTGGGCATAGCTTTACAGTTTCCTTTTAAGAAATAGTTACTATTAAAATCGATGGTTGATAATTTATTAATTCCGTACTTATTAATTCCGAATTTACTTTTTTTTAAAATGTAGTAGTCCACTAGTTTATATATTATAAATAAAATTGCTAGCCCACCAACTACATATCCAATTACTATTAAAGCTTGAATAATTATTTTCATAATTTTGCCAAATCCTTTTGTTATAATATCAGAACCCTTTTTAGCAATATCTATACCTGCACCAGCTGGTGACATAATTTGATATGAATAGTATATATATAGATTTGGTAATGTAGTAGAAAAGTCACCCTTACAAATCTTTGTAGTATCCGAAGATTGGCCGGGTCGAGTTAGAGTTGTAGTATCACCTGAAGCTTCACATACTTGTGGCGGTGTGGGAGTAGTTAATTGTGTAAAATCTGCTGGTGCACAATAACAAGCTTGTGCTGAATAATCTTCAACAGTGGGACTAGAACTACAAAGCACTTTACTAGATGTAACAGGGCTATCTGATGTTAATTTTTCAATTTTCATACAACCAGTATGAGCATTTGCATAACCAATTAAGAAATACAATGAAGTTGCTAATGAACCTGCAACTTCTAAAAAGAATAAAATTTGACCTATTAGTTTGCCCCAACTACTTTTTGGTTTTGATAATTTGGTGGTGTCACCTTTTGTTGCTTCATTTAAATCAGCATTTGTATTTAATGCGTCTGATTTTGCTTCTAATTTTAATCCATAATCTTTTAAAAAAGTTGAAAATTTAGATTTGTCACCTGGTGATAATGAATCTGACCCATCATTTTCTTTTATTTTATCTAATATACCTTGAATGTCACTTGGAGGTTTAACTTCAACACCTGTGGCTGAACGTGTAAATTCTGCACTTCTACTTAAATATTCTTTAATAGCTTCTGCTTCTGAAGGATCAAGTTCATATTTACCGCTTGGATTAAATTTTTCTCCATTTTTTATTTTCCAAGTATCTATACTAGTATTTAAATTATCTAAATTAGGTTCGCCATCTGGACCAAAAAAATCACCTATATTTTCTGGCCAAGCATCTGTATCTCTTACAAAAGTATCTCCATCTTTTTTAAATCCGAGTGGTGCGTCTCCAGCAAATAATTTTCTAAAACCGGATTTTAAATGACCAAGTTGTTCGTCTGTTAATTTTAGAAATTTACCTATACTACCCAGTGCTTTTGTGCCGGGTCCTGTTTCAGAAAAAGAATCTATTAAATCTTTTGCAATATTATTTGTTACTTCTTGTTCTTTAGTTTTTAAACCACTAGCAGTTTCTTTTGCTCTTGCTGCTTTTTCTGCTGATTCTCTTTCTGCAGCATTTTCACTATCTGGAACTTCACTTGCAGCACCTGAATCTGCTTCAGCACTTGGGCCAAATGGTTCTTCTGGTGGTTCAAAGGGCATTGTTATTATTATTATTATTATTATTATTATTATTTTTTTTTATTCATAATTATATTATAAATTAAACCATAAATATTAAAATATTTAAACAATAGATTTAGTAAAAGTACCAGCACAAATATACCTATCCAAATATCTGTCACCATTTGTTTTGCTTGAAATAATTCTTTTTGTTTCTTTAATGCATCTTTATAACCACTATATGCAGTAACTAACTCTTGTGCTTGTTTTTTTGCTTCTTGTTTTAATCCTCCTGTGGCAGCTAAAGCAGTATTCCAAGCAGTTTTTGTTTGTTGATAATTATTAGTAACAGTACTAAGTGTGTTACACGCATCACCTATCCCTTTTGTTGCTGATATTACTGAACTTGTAAAACCGGATAATACCATCCCGCCCATCATTATCAATCCAACAACCATTGTTTAAAATATTATTAATTATTAATTATATTAAAAAAAAATATTAAAAAAAAAATTAATATTAATTACAATGTCTAATTCTAATATTTGTGGCAATTCGAATGGGTTCAATGGTATTCAATTTGCACAATCATTTGGCTATTCATTAGCAAATTTAATTGGTGCAGGTAGTCTACTAGAAAAATTTGCACCAACTCCATTAGATAATATTCAATCACAAATTCAAAAACAAAAAGCTGACACACAAAATACAATTAATGCATCAACATTAGCATTTACAAAATTACAGGATGGGTTTGATGCTAATACGTTACAACTTTTTAAAGATACACAAGCAACACTTGAAGAAGAAGCAGCTTTTCACGATGAAATCCTTAGAGAAAAAATTAGTGCAAATACTTCATATATTACATATTTATTTATATTATTTCTTATAGTATATATTTATATAATAATGAAATAATTAAAAGAATTTAAAGAGTTTAAAGAGTTTAAAATTAATGATATTAATACTAGGCTGCCCTAGAAGTGGTACAAGTTATATTTCAAGTATATGTGAATCATTTGGATATAACTTTAATATTGATAGTAATAATCAATTAAATTTAATATATAAACCAGATGTTAATTATTATCAACTTAAAAATTTACATTTTAAATTAATGAGTACTGATGTTAATTATTTTAAAAATATTAGTAATTTCGATTTTTCAGAATATTTAGATTATAAAATAATTAAAGACCCATATTTGTTATTTGTATTAAGCAGTATTGTTAAATATGTTGATAAAATAATACTAATTATACGCAATCCAAAAGAAGTTAAAGAATCTTGGATAAATTTTATAAAAATTAATAATTCTGGTAATCTTACACAGGGTATGACAGATAAATATATATATGATAAGTGGGAAAAATATTATATAACGTTTTTAGAGAACATATTAGAAAATAATTTTGATAATTATCATATTGTAAATTATAATAATATTAGTAATTTAGAGAGTAACAATTCGGAAATTGAAAAACTATCAAATTTTTTAGAAATTGATAATAGTCGCAAATTTGAAATTAATTTTAAAAATAATTGTAATTTTGATAATCTATCAGGTTGTCCAGCTACAACTAAATATTTATATATAAGCATAATTAAATTGGGTAATATTCAGAATATTCAGAATATTAAGAATATTTTAGAAAATTATTATAAATTAAAACAAAATGGTATTAAACCAAATGAAAAATGTATATGTAATTCAGGAAAAAAAAATAAAAAATGTTGTAATTTTTAAAAATTTTTTTTTTTAATAATTATTAATTAATAATGTCTGTTTTGGATTCATTAAAAATTAATAAGTATTTTACTGTTTCTTCGATTATTTTAGTTTACCAGTTATTATTTTATACACTAGCACTATCCGGAAAATATTTTAAAATTTATAGTATTAATAATTTTTTAAGTAATAATGACATAATATCATTTGTACTACTTCCAACCATATTTATAATAGTTGTTGTTTTGTTAATAGAATGTAATTCAGTTACTAATAAAGACAAAATACTGATTTTAATTATAAAGCGTGCATTCCTTATAGGACTATTATTTATACCAACACTTAAATTAAACTTAAAAAACTTTGCATTCGGAACAATAATATTATTAACTTACTATGTATTTAGTGATATTGATAATGTATATGAATGCACTATTGAGAATTACAATTTATTTAAAAGTTTCTTACTTTCTGCATTCATATATTTTGGAATATATTTAATAAAAAAATAATAATTTTACAAAATATATGTCATTCCTCTACCGTATCCAAATATAATATACATTAGTCCCAATGCAAAAAATGTAATAAAAAACCCATAGATTAAGGAAAGTGTTAATTTAGTTGCTTGATTATATTCTAAGTCATTCATTAATTCTCTTGCTCCAAATGTTAATGATAAAATAATTGTCTGTAATATACTAAGTAGGACAAATGCCTTTAATAAATCTGTTTCGCTAAAATTTTTAATTAATGGTATCCCCATCATTAAATAATAATAATAATAATTTTTATTTTTATTTTAATTTTTATTTAATCACTTGTAATTTTTATTTAATCACTTGTAATTTTTATTTAATCACTTGTAATTTTTATTTAATCACTTGTAATTTTTATGATGTTATGTATCAGAAAACTAATGCGAGCAAAATTTTTAACATTATTATTGCCATATGTATAATCTTGTAAATCTTGAAAAAAATGCAGGAGTAATGGTATATCGGTGCGAATATTAATATTTAATTTAATACTATATTTAAGATTATTAGTAAGTTTCTTAATTTCTATAATTAAATTTTTAGCCTCATCTTTTTCTTTAATAGACATATTTTTAATTTTTAGTTTTACACTTGGTAGATTTATATAGCTATAAAAAATATTCAATAATAGCATTATAAATATATCTTGACACTTTTTAGTTCTAAAATACCCACACATTTTTTTAATTATATCGTGAGTATTAGAAACTGAATAATCGGGTGAAAATAACTTTTTATAAAGATACTTTTGCATTTTTTCTTTTGAATATTTTGACATTATTAATTAATATTATTTTTTTTTTTTAACATTTCCATCTGTTATTACAATTTAAACATAATACAAATGTTGTCATCGGTTCATCTGCACTACGTGTCTGTGCCTGTGTATATGTAGTTTTATACGTTTTACATTTTCCACATTTAAAAAACCCATCGTGTTCTTGGTTTTCTTCTTTACCGATGTGTTTTGCCATAGCAATTGATTTAAGTTTTGAATGTAATTCAGGATAAAGTTCACTATGAGTCATCGCTCCTATATTTTTTGCCGGCCAAATACCATTAATTATATTATTTTTAACCATTTCTGAATTTGGTGTATAGGTAATGTTTGATAATACTTTTCTGCCAATTTTAAGATAATTATTTAACTTTAAATTACCCGACTTTATATAATGATCATAAATGCCCTTTTCTAATTCAGATGCAATATTGCATTCTTTAGTTGCATCATTAATATCTTGCATAAAAATTTCTTCAAATTTTATTTTAAACAAATTTCTAGCTTGTTCCATATTTAAATAGAATATATTATTATATTTATCAAATTATTTTAAATAAAAAAATAAATTGTAATTAAAAAAAAAAATATTTTTACTTATTAAGTTATTAAATATGTCTTACTTATGTAAAATGGAAACTCTTCTTTCACCAACAGGTGTGACACCTGCTGGTAATGGTGAATTAAAACTACTAAATCCAAGTAATTATAAAACTGTCGCAAATTCTGATTCAAGTGCAACTCCACCATTAGATAAAACTAGTTCTATATTATTCGAGACAAATGAAAATATGAAGAATTACTTAAAAGCTAATTGTGTAAAAACGGATACTTTAACTACTCAAGGCACAGGTACCGGTGGTATTATTGGTTTTGCAATGTTAATTTTATTAATAGCTTCGGTTGTATACTTAATGATGCCAAAAAAAACTGGAAATAATTCATTCGGACTTGCTAAGTCATCATTTACTTTTTAAAAAATATTTACAAAATTTAAAATATATAAAGGTTTTGCGAAGACAATAATTATTAATCAATAAAATAATGAGGCGTGCTTTTATCGAGGATGCAATTCAAAACGCAGAGAAGTCTTCTCTTAAGATTGCCAATCACGGTGCAGTGGTTATTTACAGAGGCAAAGTTGTCGGAAATGGATACAATAAATATTGTGTCGAAAATGTAAATAAAGTTAATCGCTGGTCAGTTCACGCAGAAGTAGATGCAATAAATGATGCTTTACGCAATATTTCACGTGAAAATCTTAAGAAAAGTATTCTCATTGTTGTGAGAAAAATGAGAGGAAGCGAAGATTCTGAGTATTCCGAAGAAAACAAAGATTATGATAAAAGTAAGACTCAATACTCGAGGAAGGAAAAGCATATGGATATCGATTATAATATTTGCTCAGAGACTTCAACAAAGGTTTCAGAAAAGATTGGAATGTCTGCTCCGTGTAGGAGTTGTGCTAATTTTATTATGAGGTCGGGTATCAGGACTTGCTATTTCTCGTGAATTATCTTTTCAAATAAAAAACTATTTTCTAGACATTTTCCGACTATAACGCTGAATTTTTTGCTTATAGTTTTTAATTTCTTTTTCTAATTCACCAATTCTTTTTTGACGTTTTTCTTTTTCTTTTTTACTTATAGCTTTTGCTTTTTTCTTTTTTTGGTCTCTTAATTTATTCATATATTCATCTATTGTTTTAATCATTTTAATTTCTTCCTGTGATTTTTTTAAATTTTCTTCTCTTACTGGATTTAATCTGTCTTCATTTTCTTGACTAATAATTTCCCAAGCTTGATAATCTTGCTTAATATAATGTCTCGATGGGTCAATAATTGTACCCATTGGTAATTGAAATTCTGCATTTTGTTGAAGTTTATAAGGGATATAAGTCCAACCATTTGAAATCATATCTCTGTGATAATTTTTTTCATTATTTATTTTTTCCCAGGTATCATAATCGTATTTAATATATCTCTTGGTGGCATCGGTTATATATCCAATTGGTAACGCATTTTCATTTACATTACCAATAAAAGTCCAACTGTCTTTATCATTTTTTTGCATAGGATAACCTTTCTTAATAATACTTTGAATATTTTTATGTTTTGACATTACTTAAAATTAATAATTATTATAAATTTAAATTTAATGATTAATAAAGAATTTATAACATTTATCAATTTTAAAAATAATTGTTACTTTAATGTAATTTTACAAATTTTGATCAATAATGAAGAGTTAAAATCAATAATATTTAATGATTTGATTTTTTTACAAAAAAGAGAATTAAATATAAACACACAAGAAAAAATTATAAATAATATTTTTAGCCCAAAGTTATTATTAGAAAAACTGAATTTATTCGCAAAATCAACTAAATTTAACTCAGATAACCAAAATGATTGCATTGAATCACTTGAATACATTTGTGATATATATAAAAAATTAGAAAATGAAATATATGGTGAGACAGTAACTTATTTTAAGTGCCTGGAATGTAAAAAAAAAAGATATAATAGTGAAAAATTTTTAAGTATTTCTGTATTTCATAATAATATTAAAGACAGTTTTAAAGAATTATTATCAAGTTCAGAAATGGATCTAGATTGTGATCATTGTAAAAAAAGAACAAAAACTATTAAAAATACAAGTTTTAAACAAATTGGTAAATTATTAATAATACACAATATTCTTAAAATAGAGCTAATATTTAATGATTCAATTACATTTAATAATGAAAAGTATATTTTAACGGGACTGGTAAAACATATGGGAAATCAGACCGGGGGACACTATTACTATATTGATGTTATCAATAAATATATAATAAATGATTGTGAAATTGAAAAAATACAAAACAATAGCAATATTATTAACAATAAAAATGTTTATTTAGTAGTCTACTCAAAGCAAATTTAATTTATTTAATGATTCTGGTTCAACGAGTGAACTGATCATTTACTTTTATATAAATAATAAGGTGTTCCTGGTACCTTCTTAAAATTAAAAGAAATATTGTTTGTTACTAGGTGGGTTCTAAATAATATTTCTTTTAATGCCATAAAGATAAAGATAATTTATAGATAATCTTTAAGTATCGATCACGCATTTTTACACAGCCCGAAGACTGATTTTTTTTTATTCTTTTATTCTTTTTTAATTAATTGTTCAATTGTGTAAAATCAACCAACTTCTACTTCGGGTTCTTTTACTTCTACTTCTACTTCTACTTCTTCTTCGACTTCTTCGTATTCTTCCACTACTTCTTCTTCTTCTTCATCCTTAATAGAATAACCAACTAGTTTCTGATTGCGAAATGTCTTAAGTTGAACTACCTTCCACCCAAGACCAAACTGTGTTTTGCCTACAAACCAAACACCTGTACACTGAATAATAGCAACAACTTCTGATCCCTTTTCTAGACAAGTAATATTGATTCCAGAATCATCAACGATATTTACAAGTTCCTTCTGTTCATTATAAATATCAAACTGCGGTGTCAACTTATCACCAACCGACTTAGTTGGAAGTTTGAGTTTCAAAGTAGAAGCATACTTGTCATTCTTCGGCGTCTTTTCTGCACTTTTATAAAATTCATCTAGAACTTCCGATTTCTGCTTCTTACCAAACCATACTTCAGACTTATCTACTGCTTCTTTCTTGGTGACAGCATCCAGAGACCGGACTGTCTCTGTGAATGCTACCAAGTTTGCATTAGTAGTTTCAGAATTTGCAAGTGTGGTATTAATAGAATACTTGATTGGACCTCCGCTATCTGGCACAGCAGCATCAAGACCGAATGGAAGACGCATCTTCGGTGTCTGGAGAACAAGAGGACCGTTCTTTTTTGTTTCTTCGTTATAATAGTTAAGTAGAACACTCTGACCACCAATTGCATTCTTGCGGGGATCTTTGAATGATACGTTTTCGGCTTTGAACTGGGATACGAGGACTACGGATGAGGACATTGATTGGATTGTTTATTGGATACTATTATTACCCAAAAAACTTTAAGTAAATTTAAATTTGTAATTTTTTTTTTGTATTAATTTTAGAGTGAAAATAATATTATAACAAATAAAATAATAATTTAAAAGTAATAATTAATTATTTAATTGTAATAATAATTAATTGTAAAATGTTTAAGAAAATTTATTTAACAAAAAATAAAGATACGTTTTTAAAATTATTTTATATTGATAAAAGTATTTCAAATTATCTTACTCAAAATTTTGAAAAAATTAAAAATAATGTATTGAAAAATAATTATGAGAGTTATGTTTTAGTTAAAAGAATTAACAACTATATAGAACAAAAGTGCGAAAGAAACTATAAGTCATATCTTTGTACTCCAAAATTTGATAAAAATTCAAATAAAAGTTATATGTTTTCTGGTAAAAAACAAAATGAAATAGAATCTAATTTTCCGACTGTATTAAGTCCACTATATAATTATATCAAAAAAAATGATAACAGGTACAATAATATGATTATTAATTATTATAAAAATTCAAATTCATATATACCAATGCACAGTGACTGTTGTGACTCTATGATTAAAAATGCAAATATTGGTATATTATCTATTTATAGTGATATTCCAAGTAATAATAGTCCAAACAATAATATTCGTAAATTAACTGTAAAATCAAAGAATTCTTTCAATTCATTAAACAATAATCTAATAAATAATAATTTTACAATTAATTTACATAATGGGTTATTTATTATTATGGGTGGTAAGTTTCAAGTGTATTTTAGACACGGAATATTGAAAGAAAATAATAATAATAATAATAATAATAATAATAACCAAAGATTGGGAATCTCATTTCGGCAATATTAATTTAAAATTAAAAAAGATATTATTAATAATGGACAAATATGAACATAAATAAAAACAAAAAACAAAAAAAAATTGGACATTTTATGACCAAAGAAGATTTTATTAGCAAAAAAGAAAAATTATGTATCTTTATTAATGAAATAGGGGCTAAACAATTTGGTGATTATTATTTTTATTCACTAGAAAATCCATTTTATGGTTATGATAAAAATAAACATATAGTATATTTTGATTTATATGAATGTGGAAATAAAACAAAATATAATTATATGGATTCACTAATTTCAGATTATTGTAATTTTTTAGCAGAAGAATTATGGTACTTTGAGAATATAAACATATTTTTTGATTTAATAAATGGTAAAATTAAAATATTTATTTAATAATAATGATTAATCTTGAAAATATATTTTCTAGTAAATATTATAATATTATAATTGTATTATTTTTAGTTATAACATTTACGATAACATTATATAATTTATTAAAGCCCAAATACGAATCATATACAATTGTTGGTCACCCCGCGTATTTTTCAACTGTAAAATTAAGTGAATTAGATAATGTAAAATTAAGTGAATTAGATAATGTCACCTTTGATTTAATTACCACACTTAGTTCTAATACTACTAGTATTGAAATTGATATAGATCTTGCCAGTATGTCAAATGCTTCATCAGGACCTTTAGAAATAATAGATAACGATACTAAACGCCATGTACCAAATGATAATACAACTAAATTTGCATTAAATTTAATAACATATGGTTCAAATTCTAAAGATATAACAACGTTTAAACCTATACATTCATATCAAATTATAACAAGTGTTAATGAATTAACAAATATTACAAATAAAAATTATAATTTTAGAATTAATAATTTTAATTTTAAATATTTTTATATTGCGGTAGATTTGCATAATTTAGATAAAAGTAAAAATTTTAAAATAGACGTATTGCGGCCAAATATACAATTAACAACTGTAACATTAAAAAAATAATATAATTTTTATTAGTAAAAATTACGAATTATTAATTTACTTAAAGATACGTACTATATTATAGTATAACCAAATAAAATGTCTACTCCAGAAACCGTTGTTGATGTATCTGTACCAGAAGTACAGGTCGAAGTTGACCCACTTGTAACCCAGCTTAATTCTATGACTGAGCTTATTGCAGCACTCGCTGTTACAAGCAAGTCGCTAACCACCGAAATGAAAGCTCTTACAAAGGACGTTAATAAACTTCGTGCTTCAAAACGAGGTAAGGGCAAAAAGGAAAAGAAACCTGTTGACCCAGATGCTCCAAAGCGTGTAAATGCACTTGAAAGACCTGTTAAAATTTCTGATGAACTTTCTACATTTCTAGGTTTTACAGTTGGGGAATTTATGTCTCGACAGATGGTTACTATGACAATTAATAAGTTTGTAAAGGAACACAAGCTTCAGGACCCAAGCAATGGTCGCTATATTCTTCTAGAATCCGAACAGGGTCTTAGACTAAAAGCACTACTTCGTGACCCAGACCAGCCACTTACATTCTTCAATATTCAGCGGTATCTAAAGCCCCATTATATTAAAGATGAAGTTTCTGATGATAATAAAACTCCGCCGTCTACTACTCGATCGGATTCTTCGACTGGAACAGCAACAGTATCTGCTCCGACAGTAGCTCCGACAGCAGCAACAGACGGAGAAGTTCAAGTAACAGATGATGAAGTTCCAAAAAAAAAAGTTGTTCGTCGTGTAGTAAAGAAAGTTTAAGTTTCGAATTTATAGTGAATAAATATTATAAAATGAGTGAACCCCATATAATTAATTGTTGTAGAATAATATTTATAGATAATGCAGTAAAAAAACATAAATTACCAATCGAACGTGCAGTGTGCTTATCTAATTGTTTTGTAAATACGTTTCATTTAAAATGCATATATTCAAAAGAAATAAAAAAAAATATAGAGTATCATTTACCAATAATTTTTAAAAATGGAATAAGAGTACCAGAATTTTATAGTAATTTAATTCGGGAACATTTAATTAAAAAATAAAAGAAAGTAAGTTACTTAAAGATTTATTATATTTTATTTTAAACAACTGCCTTCTTAGCTCAGTTGGTAGAGCGCTAGACTTTTAATCTAGTGGTCAGGGGTTCGATCCCCCTAGAAGGTATTTATTTAAAATATTTTAAATGCCCCTTTGGCGCAATTGGATAGCGCACCAGACTTCTAATCTGGGGGTTGTGAGTTCGAGTCTCACAAGGGGTGTTTAAAATATTTTATTAAAATTGATTTAAAATGATAATTATATATTCAAAAAGCAATGAATAATAAGGAAGTTAAATACATTGATTTATTTTGTGGGTTAGGAGCATTTCATACCGCATTTAATAAAAATAATAATGTACAAAATAAAGTTAAATATACTTGTGTTTTTGCAAGTGATATTAATGAACAAGTTAGAAAAATATACGAAGAAAACTATGGAATGAAACCAGAAGGTGATATTAATAAAATCGATATAGAACATATACCAGATTTCGATATTTTATGTGCTGGATTTCCTTGTCAACCATTTAGTATTGCTGGTAACCAACAAGGATTTGAGGATAGAACACAGGGAAACCTATTTTATAAAATATTGGAAATCATCAATAAAAAAAAACCAGAAACATTAATTCTCGAAAATGTTAAAAATCTTCATACTATTCATAAAGGAGAAACATTTAAAATTATTAAAACCGAATTGGAAAATCTAGGTTATAATGTGAGTTACAAAGTAATTGATTCACGTTATTATAACTCGCCACAATCAAGACAACGTATATATATTATTTGTAATAAAAACAAAATATATACATTTAAAAAAATAAATAATCCAATTATATCGGTTTCAACTATTATAGATAATAGTATTACAGACTTTTTTGATTATACAGAAAAATATAAATTAGAAAAATGTGTTGGTAATAGTATGATGAAATATAAACTAATTAATATAAAAACCGGTAATGGGGGTAGACAAGGAGAACGCGTTTATGACATAACCAAATGTGGACCAACAATATGTGCTTCTTCTGGTGGTCCGGGTGCAAAAACAGGATTATATTTTTTTAATGGAAAAATAAGAACACTAAGTGTAAATGAAACATTAAAAATGTTTGGATTTGATGAAACATTTAAGTACGAATCATTATCAAAAAAGAAAGTTATGTTATTTTATTTAGGAAACAGTATAGTTGTAAATGTACTTGAAGAATTAATTAAAGAATTGTAACTTGAAACTTATAACTTATACTGTAAATTTGGTACTCTGTCAATTAAGTTACTTAATATTATTTTAATCTGTAATTGATTACTACTTTTTTTCCCACTGTCGCCACCCTTTCTTTGTAAAGATATAGTTCCCTCATCACCAAGTAAAATAACTGTTTTTCTCGGAGAAATTTTAAAGTTTAATTTTTCTAAATAATCAATAATTTCTCTAATTTCAAATAATATTAATTTATTCCTTACTTTATTTTTATATTCAACACCAAATAAATATTTAGGTTGCATTTCTAAATTGTTTCCTAAAAATGCATAATCTAATATTTGTCTTTTAGAATTATTTAGAGATTCCAAAAAATTATCTAAAATATCTTGTGAATAGTTAATATTAGATAATTTTTTAATAGATTTGGTTTTATCTATATGTGTTTTATTGGATAAAAGTGGGTATTCAAATAAATCTTTTAGTATTTGCGAAGCGTCATTTAATTTTGGTATAGTTTTAATAAAATCTGAAATCCAGTGTCTATCTAATTGTTGAAATTGTCCTTGTTTATATTTTTTTACTTGACCCGTTATAATTTTATTATCAGATTGTATATCACATTTATGATTGCCCTTTATCCTATTAAAATTATTATAATCATTGCCCAACGTTGGATTAAATACTGCTTTAATTATATTATTATTAAAGTCTTTGCAAACTAATTCTTCTTCTAAATATCCATTCTTTGCAGTTTGGCTATTAATTGTGGATAGTTTTTTTGCTTTTGCTTTTGTTAACCATTTTCTAAATACAGTTTGTATTTTAATTAAAAATTCTATTTTAATTAAATTATTTATAACGTGTGCCATTTGTTTTAAGTAAATTCTAATTTTTAAATAGTGTATCATTTTGTAATTTTTTTTTTTTAGATTTACTTTTATTTATATATTGGTTTAATTGTTTTATTAACAACTTTTGAACCAATTGATGATAAACCAGAATGAAATGTTGTTGATCTACCATCTAAATTTACTATTCTTCCATTTTCTACTATAACTGGAAAGTTACCACCATCATCTAAATTCGTTGCTATATCTATTGATATTTGAATTTCTACTTGATCCAGTTGTAACATATCATATTCAATGATAATTTTATTACCCCTTTTATCAATTGAAACTTTTCTATTTTCAAAATTATCTACAACCCAACCAACTTTGTGTATTTGATCAGCATAGTATTTTTTTAATTGTTCTAAATTAAACATTTTATTTGCACCATTAAAATTTATTCTAGGGTCAGTACTTGCTTCAATTAATAATTTAATGTGATAACCAACTAGTTCCTTTTTTACTTTCGGTTTAGTCTCTTTTTTGGGTTTTTCTACTTTCGGTTTAGTCTCTTTTTTGGGTTTTTCTACTTTCGGTTTAGTCTCTTTTTTGGGTTTTTCTACTTTCGGTTTAGTCTCTTTTTTAATCTTTTTCTTTACTTTTTGTTTAATTTTAATGTGGTCTTTTACATTCTGAATTGTAATTTTGCCATCTGCTCTATGAGTAGCAATATCATTCATTTTTATGTTATTTTTTAATGCTAATTCTTTTGCACTATTTGAATTAAATGTTTTAGAGGGCATTTGTTTAATTAAATATAAATATTAAAAATAAAAAAAAAATCATTATTAAATAAATAATGGTTTCAAATGAAAATTATTTTGATAAAATTTTAACAGAGTCAAACAAATTAAATGAGCAAAATAGAGAAAATCCAGAAGAAGATGACCCAATTTTAACAGCATATTTATTACAACTTCGTGCAGCTAATTGGTTTGCTAATAATCCTGGATCAGTTTTATTAAATTCTGCAAAGTATTCCGGGTGCAAGGATTCAACTGGTAAAAAACAACCACTCGGTGGTCCGATTGATGAACAAAAACAAAACTACAGAAATAGACAAGGAAGTACATTCTGTTCAGATGAATATCCGTTTTGGGAATGTCAAAATAAAAAAAAGAATAAAAAAAAAGTAAATATTGTTATTGACGAAGAAATTACTAAAACGATTGATGATAAGCCAGAAAAAGAAAACGACCCAATTTCTCCAGGCGTTATTGCCACCCTTCCGGGGCCAGACATAGAAGAAGAAGTATCAAAAAAAGGGATTCAAGAAAATTTTTCGCGCGAAACAAAAATTAATGTTTTAACAATATCCGCTGTAATTATATTTTTTATTTTTATTTTAGGAATGTCTTATTTAATTGCATATGATTAATTCTAAATGTATAATTCTAAATGTATAATT